CACCAATTACGGACTTTCTGGAATTTCTTTCGCTTACGAAATGCAAGATCTGGCCTCTAAGTTTAACAACATAAATGTTCGCATTAATTCAATAGGAGGCTCAGTATTTGAAGGGTACAGCATTGTTTCATCAATTTTAAACTCAACCTGTAAGGTACATTGTTATGTTGATGGTTTAGCTGCATCTATGGCTGGTATAATCGCTGTTTCAGGCGAGAAGTGCTACATGATGGATTATTCTACCCTTATGCTTCACAACCCATCAGGAGGGGACAAAAAGATACTTGCTTTAATAAAAGAAACTCTGGTTACTATTTTGTCAAATAGAACAAAAATGAGTGCCGAGGATATCGACTCAATGATGAGTAAAGAAACTTGGATTAACGCAAAGGATGCTTTAGAGCAAGGATTAGTAGATGAGGTGGTTAGCTCTGGCAAGAAGCTAAAAATGAAGAAAAACGAAACCCTGTCTAACATGGTTTTAATTTATAACAAATTATTAACAATCAATAAAATGATAAAAGTAACAAATCACCTCCAGTTAAAGGAGGATGCAAGCGAGCAGGAAATCCTAACCGCTATTGAGTCTAAGGAGGCTGAGAACACCACTTTAAAAAACGAGTTGGCAGAACTTAAAAAACAGTTAGCTGATATCGCTGTTGAAAAGGCTGAACAGGAAAGACTTAAAAACGAGAAGCGTAAATCAGAGTCTACTCTTATGGTAGAGAACGCCATTAAGTTAGGCAAGTTAAAACCAGAGGATAAAGATGCCACAATCTTAAACGCATCAAAGGACGACGATTCTTTTGCTTTTGTTAAGGGTCTTATTGACAGACTCGGTAACGGTAAAGAGTCACACAAGCCTTTTGATATTAAAAACTTTGCTGGTAAAAACGGCTCTGTTGAAGATAGAAGTACTTGGTCGTACCGTGACTGGGAAACCAAAGATGTTGAAGGCTTAAAAAATATGTATGCCAACAACCCTGAGCAATACGAAGAATTATTAAAAACAAACAAAAAAAGCAAAATAACAAATGTCAACAATTAACGCACCCTTTGGGTCAGCAGACACTCTAACCATTGCAGCTACTGGCACAACTGCGGCCACCATCTCCAATGCTGTTACATACGTGTCAACCTTGCCTACCTTAACTGGTAACGCAACTTTGGATTTAACATTGTCATCTGAGTTGAAAGCGGGTGCTATGTTACACATTAAAGTAAAAACAACTGGTTCGGAAACTTTCACTTTCGGTACTGGAATTAATGCTCCTGTGGTTACTGGCTCTGCTGGTAAAACTTGGACTCAATCCTTCTGGTATGATGGTACTATCTTCTTACCTACTGGAACAAAAATCCAAATCGACTAATCATTAACAATTAAAAAAGAAACAAAATGGCTTTAAATAAAGAACTCTGGTTAACAACTATCGAGGAGCAATTATTCAAAAATGACGAGTTTATGACCGTGGTAGGTTTAGACCACTCGTCTTATGTAAACAATCGTACGGTACACATCCCGCAGGCTGGGTCAAATCCAACTATTAGCAAGAACTTAACCACTTTCCCTGCTGCTGTTGGTTCACGTACCGATGCTGATTTGACTTACAACGTAGACTTGTTCTACTCGCAACCTATTCGTGTAGGTGTTGATGAAACTCAATACTTATCATACGATAAGCGTGCAAGTGTTTTAAGTTCACACTTAAAGAAAATGCGTAACGTTATTGGTAACAATACTTTGTACGAATGGGCTGGTGGTGTTCCAACCGCTTCTATCATTCGTACCTCTGGTTCTGCTACCGCTAAGGCATTAGCCCCAAGTGCAACTGGTACTCGTAAAGACCCAACTTTGGAAGATTTCTTTAGTGCTAACTCAATTCTCGATATGCAGAATTTGAATCCAGCAGATGCTCGTTATGCAATCGTGCCAGCCAATATGTACTGGGCTTTGATTAACGACACCAACATTAAGAAGTCGTTAGAGTGGGGTGCTTCTCCAGTAGCTCCATCAGGTAAAGTGCCAATGATTGCTGGTATTACCCTTTTAAAGCGTTCAACTGTAACTGTATGGGATAACACCCCAGCAATTAAAACCGTTAACGACGAAGGTACACCTTCAAGCCCTGCCACAAGCGATAACTTAGGTATTTTGATTATTTCAGAATCTTACGTTTCACGTGCGATGGGTGCGATTGACGTTTACACTAAGGACAAAGACCCTCAGTATTTTGGTGACATTATGAGCGTATCAGTTGCTCACGGTGCATCTAAAATGCGCACCAACGGTGAAGGTATTGTTGCTTTGGTTCAAACTGCCTAATAACAATTAAAAATATCAAAAAATAGTCATGGTATCTAACAAACAAGAGGCTTTAGATTTATGTAAGGTGTACGGGGTTGATAGCTCCGTACATCCTAACATTGTTGTTACATCTACTGGCAATATTTACACCGATGGAAACATCGACCCTAAAGACAAAGGAGAGAAATTCGTCCTTAATGAAGTGGTTGAAGTTGAAGTAAGTGAAGTGCCAGAAGTAGAAGGTAAAAAACCTCGTAAAAAAACTAATTAAAAATGGCTTTAAATGGCATTACAATAAACAAAGGACAGGGCGGATTGGGTAGACCTTTAGAGGGTACTGATTACGTTTCTGGCTTATTGTTTTACACAGGGGCTACTTTACCAAGTGGTTTTAGCTCCAGCGACAGGATAAAAACTGTTTACAGCGTAGAGGATGCCGAAAATTTAGGCATTGTTGATACACATTCTGGTGAAACTGCTGCCGTTTCTAAGGTGGTAATTGGCGGAACTCCTGCTGTTGGCGATACTTTAAAAGTAACTTACACAGGTATTGACGGCTTGGAAACTGTTTTAGAAACCTACGCTTTAGTTAGCGGTGAGGAAACTACCACAACTACTGCCGCAGCAGCTTGGGTTGCTAAGATTAACGCAGCGACAATTAACACAGGATTTTCAGCAACTAATAGTTCAGCAAACATCTTTATCACCACAAAGGGCGGAGAGGGTATTTTCCCGAACTCTGGGACACCATACGCTGTTACTGTTACTGGAGGCTCAACCGCTACATTAACACAGCCTACTGGCTCTGGTTCAACTGTTTTGGGTGTGGCCTCTGATATTGATATCTTACAATATCACATTAGTGAGTTTTTCAGATTACAACCTAAAGGTAAACTTTACGTTGACTTAGAAGCGACTGCCGATGTTGGTACTTTTGCCAAAATCACTACTTTGCAAAACTTCGCACAGGGTGAGATTAAACAATTAGGGGTTTACTTTAAGTCTACCGCTTTTGCAACCTCACAATGTACCGCTATTCAAAGCGTATGTACAGCATTAGAGGGTGTACACAAACCTTTGGTTGTATTGCTTGGTGCTGAGATTAGCGGAACGGCTGACGTTGCCACAATCTCAAGTAACTTACATTCATTAACTGCTCCAAATGTTGCCGTAACCATCGCACAGGATGGTGGCAATTTAGGTAAGCATTTATTTAGTGCAACTGGTAAAAGTATCACCAATTTAGGTGAAATGCTTGGGGCTGTTGCTTTAGCTAAAGTAAATGAGTCGATTGCATGGTATGGTAAATTTCAAGTTTCTACCACGGAACTGGACACGTTGGCTTTTGCTAACGGTCAATTATACACTTCGCTTAGTGATGGAACTATTACTAATCTTGATACGTTAGGATATTGTTTCTTGCGCAAAGAGGTTGATTTAGCGGGTTCTTTCCACAACAGACCATACACGGCAGTATCTTTGACAAATGACTATTGTTTTATTCACCTGAATAGAACTTTTTACAAGTGCGTTAAAAACGTTCGCTCTACTGTATTGCCAGCCGTTGGCTCTCCAATTAAGGTTAACACCGATGGAACGCTTACAGGTGATATGATTAATTACTTTAAGACTCTCGCAGAGCAAGGGATGGATATTATCCGTAACAACTCTGAGATTAGTAACTATGCGGTAATTATCGACCCAGAGCAAGACGTTTTAAGCACAGGTATTTTAGAAATAACTATACAAATTCAACCTACTGGAACTGCTGACTTTATCGAAATTAACGTTGGTTTTACAGTATCAATAAACGCATAATATGGCATATTCACTACCAGTACTAATTAACGGAAAGTCCTACGAATGGGCTGATGTTGTAATAAACATTTTAGGTGTACCTTTTAGCGGTGTAACGGCTATTGAATACGACCAAGAGCAGGATATGCAGAATATCATGGGTGCTGGAAACAAACCAGTATCACGTGCTTACGGTAACTTTAATCCTACTGGAAAGGTAACCCTGTTAATGGAAGAATTAGAAGCTATCCAAGCCGTAGCACCTAACGGTGTTATTCAGGCCATCCCAGAGTTTGATATTTCGGTTTACTTCGCTGATGCTTCGCTTGTTCCAAGAGTTCACACACTTAAAGGTTGCCGTTTCAAAAAGAACAATCGTAAAGTAGCACAGGGTGATACTTCAATCCCTTGTGAACTTGATTTGATTGTAGCAGATGTTCTTTTCGCTTAAAATTAATAACCCAAAAAATAACCCAAAATGAACGAAGATGACAAACTGATTGCCGAGTTAAAGGCAAAACACGGACGAGTATTTACTGTAACCATCCCTTTGGATGACGAGGAGGATGGAAAAAAAGCCACCTACTACCTAAAACGACCAGATGAGATGACTCGCAAGATGATTGGTAAACTGGCTGATAAGGACGTTAAAAAGGCTGTGATAGCTGGATTTAACGCCTTGCGTGTTGCTGGTGATGAGGTGAGTGTATTGGAGAACAACTTTGATGCTATCTTATCCGCTCAAGAGGCTTTGGTGCATATCTTGGAAGTGCAAAAAGCAACTATAAAAAAAAATTAGAAAAATACAGGCAACTATTAAAGGCGGATGAGGTGGCACAGAACGATGCACTTATCCGCTTTTTTTATAAAAAAAACCCAGACAAATTAAGCGATAATAACTGGTGTAAATATGCTGAGGAAATTAACTGGGTTTTAAATTACACAGGTCAATTAGTAGACAAAACAGGTGGACAATAATCTAACATACAAATTACAGTTAGCTGACTACTTCAAAAAAACTATGTCGGGAGCAATCTCGGACACAAGTAAGTTGGACTCTGGGATGAATAAGCTAAACAGGACTATTAATAAAGTCGGTGTTGGTATGGCTGCTTATTTTAGCGTTTCAGCTATTGCTGGGGCTGGTCGTGCCGTTATTGATTCATTAAAGAATTACGAGTATTTCTCCGCATCGTTAAGAACGTTAATGTACGGGGACAGAAAGGCGGCTGAGGCTTTACAGGGGCAGTTAGTTGATTTGGCTAAAAGAACCCCTTTTAGCTTGGTTGATGTTCAGGAGGGTAGTAAGCAGTTACTTGCTTATGGATTTGAGGCTGGAAACATAACCAAGAACATGGAAATGTTAGGAGATGTGTCCTCTGGTGTTGGCGCACCTTTGAGCGATATTGTTTACCTGTACGGTACTTTAAAAACACAGGGTAGGGCGTATACTAAGGATATCATGCAGTTTACCAGTAGAGGGATTCCTATTATTGGTCAACTTGCAAAACAGTTTAAAGTTACTGAGGCAGAAGTTCAAAAATTAGTTGAAACTGGCAAGGTAGGATTTCCGCAAATAGAACAGGCTTTTAGGGATATGACCTCTGAGGGTGGGCAGTTCTTTAACATGATGGACGAGCAGTCCAAAACAGTTGGAGGGCGGTTAAGTAACTTGGGTGATTCATGGGAGCAGTTAAAGGTAAGTATCGGCAAGAGCCAAACAGGTATAATTGCATCGACCACTAACTGGGCAAATGAATTGATAAGTAAGTTAGGGGCTGTCATCGAACAGAGCAACAGGATGGACGTTGCTTTTAGTAAGTCGGGTAAAGACCTTGATTACACCATGATGGAAAAGTTTAACAACTGGCTTTTCATGGGTTCAACATCAAATGTAGCCAGTATGTTTACTGGCGGTAAGGGTAAGATGGAGATGTTAGACCGCTCTTTACAGAATATGTATGTAAAGGGTTCGTCTAAGGATTTAACCTCTGCTTATGGCGCAAAAAAGAACTTAGCCAACTTCGCTTCTAATTTTATTCAGTCTTACAGGGATGATATTGCTAAGTCTAAACTTGCTGGCTTTGAAGGCACAAGGAAGATAAGCGATTTAGAGTACGGTAGAACGATGGCCTTAATTAAACAGGCTCAGGAACAAATCGACGGAAATATTAAACTACTTACTACGCCAGTAAACAAGGTGAGTAAGGAGGCCATGAATAGCTCTGACACACCTAAAACCGCTGAGGCTAAAAAAGAAAGTAAAAAGGTTGGCTCTGCTACCGAGTATAGCGGTGCAAGGCCACAAAACATTATAATTAACTTGGATAGACTTGGGGATATTACATTAAACGCTACCAACGTGACAGAGGGGGCGGAGATGACAAAAGAGATATTCAGCAAGCAACTTTTAGAGGTTTTAAACGATGCTAATTTAGTAGCAACACGATGAACGAAGGATTTTTAATACCTATTTCAAAACAGCTAAAATCTCAGGGTACTTTGATTTTAAAAGGGGCTGGACTTGGGCTTTTAAAGCCTAAATTCTTTACAATAGACCAACGTAAAGCGGCTATTGAGGACGAGGCTAACCAGTTGGGTGGTAAGTATGGGTTTGATAAAACAGGGTTTTTAGGGCTTCCTGTGTGGGACACCGTGAGCATATCTTCGCCAGCGTATACGGATGACTCAGGCAAAGCGATACCAAACCAAACGGTAACACTTGACTTAGCATTAATCGAGGTAACACAACAAAGGAACATAGTCAAAACGTCTGTAGCTGGGCGTAACGGAACAGTAAAGGAGTACATGAGTAACGGGGATTATGACATCCGTGTTAACGGTGTGCTGTCAACTGAATTTTCAAACATACCACCAAGTGACCTGATAAAGAATTTTTCCGATGTGCTAAACAGGCCAGTAACTTTGGACATTACCTCTAACTTTCTTAGTTATATGAATATTTACACGGTTGTTTGTGATACTTTTAATATCAAACAACGTGAGGGAACAAGAAACGTGGTAGATATAGATATTACTTTTTGTAGCGATATTCCTTTTGAAATACAAACGGTTACAGTATAATGCTTAGGCCAAAGTTTTACATAACAATTACTAACCAAGAGGGTCAACAGGCTGAGTTCGACTTCTGTAATTACTTTGAAACAGATGAAAGTTTCGAGCATTTGACAGATACGGCAAAAGTTACAATACCGAGGGA